GTGCAACCCGCGCAGCGGGTTGCACCGTTTACCGTAGGGTGAGCTTCCTAGCTCGCCGATTGCAAGTAATTTCATGTAGAGCCATTTCTTCTAATTGCCGTTCAATATCCTGAACTCCTTGTTGCAGATTGTTTGTAGTAACCTGAATATAATCCTGAAACTTGCTGATATTTATTGTAATATGTGTAGGTTTGCTTCCGCCACTGATAATCTCCTGTGTGTTTTTTTGGATAGCTGTGTCGGCTTTGGCAAGTTCTGTGTCATTGTTTGTTTTTGTTTTATCAAATACGCTTTCTGCTGTTTTGGCAGCAGGTTTTTCGGGTTGGGCAAGCATAATTTCGGCAGGAGTACCTGCTTCGGTTTTTTCTTTAATCTCCTGTTTTTTACCTAATCCGAGTTTGCGTTTTACCCAATCGGTTGCCTGCATAATCTTGTCTGTAACGGTTTTCAGCCAGCCTGCCAACTCTTTGACAATGTTCAGCACAAACTTTACCGCTTCGCCAAGTGCCATAAATGCCGTTCTTAAAACAGGTTTAAGTATGGGTTCAAGTATGGCAAAAACTACTCTGAACGCATTGCCGAGTGTCTGTACCACACTGCGCAGTATTTCAAACACACTTTTAAGAATACCGCTTACATCTACGGCTTCTGTAATGCTCCTAACTATCTCTTTACTCAGTGTTCCGTTTGAGCAAAAACGAAGTAGAAAAGTCTATAACAAATATATTTTGGTTGCTTACTTCGGGGTTTTGCGCAAGTCCTGTAACTAATACCTGACTAAAATACCCGTTTTTAGCGAGGTGAATTTTACTGATAAGTTTTTGCACATTTTCTAAAATTTGCAAAGAATACTCACGCGTGGCTGACGCATTGTTGCTGTCTGTATATTCGCTTTGAATATAATGCAAACGCCCTGTTACTTCACCCCGCAACACATCTTTTTGGTACGGCTTGAATGAAACGTTTGTCATCTCAATTAATACCGCAGGTTCAGTAAGCACGTCCTGTTCGTAATTAGACTTGTACAGGTCAATAAAAAGATTTTTGTTGTAGTCTAACAATACAGTTGTTAAAAAAAGATACAGTTCTTTCATAGTTTTTGTTTTAGGTTTTTAAGTTCATCTTCGGCATGTTTGGAACTGCCGTACCAGTAGTTAAAAATCGTAATCACAATAGTACCTAACGCCCCGAGCATAATATCCGCAAGGGTTTTGTTAGGAATTTCTTTGGGAAAATAAATCACAGCAACCAAAGTCAGAATAAAGCCAAGGATTACCAGCACCGCACTAATGTTCTGCACCCACACACCAATTGTGTTTCGTAAAGCTATTTCTCGCATTCTTGCGCTGTGCCTGTCCTGAACTTCTAAACGGTACAACTCTAACAGCTTTTCTAATTTCTCCTCTTTGGTTGTGGTAACGTCATCTACAATCAGCCTTGCCTGTTCCAACAGTTTACCACTTAATACTTCTAATATCTTGTCAAACATAGTTTATTTCCTTTTGAATTGCTTTTTAATGTAAAATAAAACCTTTTTAAACAGCCACAATCCTACATAGCCACCTATGGACGTACAGGCGCCTATAAGAAATGCTTTAAGGGCTTGGCTTGATACCACAAAGTGGTACAAGCCATGCATAAAGCCCACTATAAAGGTAATAACGTGTTTTTCGTGGTTCATAAAGACTGTAACAGGTCAATCAGTTCGGGTTGCGGAAACACATCAGATTTATCTTTTCGGAAGTTCGTATGGCTACATACTACCATTTCCTGCGCGTGTGCTTTGTCTGAAAGTTCAAAGTTTGATGCGCAGGTTTTGGTTATGTCTAAACTCAAAGTATTGCCAAGAAACACAAGCAGTTGTTTTAGGGCAAGTAGTTGCGGCTCAGAGTACCTGTCATACGCCTTAAAGCCCCGAAAATCGCACCTGTATACCTTGTCTTCCTCTATGATGTTTTGCGGTTTTACTCCGTAAGATGTGTAAAATTTGCCTTTGTATTCTACCAGACCGCCCCACGCGCACAACTCTATACCTATTGTTCGCCGCTCAATATCCAGCACCTGTTTACCGTTGCCCACATTGCCTTTGCCATCACAGTTTACATGGCTTGCCCAGTCCTGCAAATCCATAGTTTGGACAATTTCCCCGTTTTTTCCAATAACAAAGTGTGTTCCCACTCTACCTGTAACGTATTTATCCCAGTACTCTACCACAGGGGTGGGTTTACCTCCGCCTACCGTGTGATGCAAAACAATCTGCGTTTTTGCCTGTCCGTTGCCCTTGAAATGTTTGTTTAGAGGAACAAACTCAATAGTAAACTCTTTCATAAAGTTTTGATTTTCTTTTGCCTGCGCCGTGGAAATGACTACTGCCAACATCACAGCTATTGTTATGGTTAAAATTTTCATTATTTTTTACCAGCCTTATCATTTAAGCATTAATCGATACAATAGCGCCTACCGCGCGGGACGCAAGCCGTCCTGCACCAAAACGACACCAGAAGTTAAACACATCTCCGAGATATTCAGGGGTTTGCGTGGCAATCATTTTGGGGTCAGTGTATCCAAAGAACCACTTTTTGTCTACATAAGCAATAGCCGTCTGGCGGCTATTTGCGTCATTTGTACCAAAAGTCTGCTTAGTGAGTGCCTGCGTATAATTCGGGGTGCCTGTGCGCATACGGATTTTAAAACCGTAGTAATACAGCAACGTGCCTGTAATTTCGCCCCCTTTGCTGGTATACGAGTACTGATTTTGTAGCGCGGTGTCGTTGTTTACCAAGTTCCAAAACTGAAACGGAGTAAGCACTAATGTTCTACCTTGTGGAAAGTTATTTTTGTCAAAAATCTCGGCAAGTTGGGCAATATCATCTTTGGTGACAGGTTTAGGGTTGCCCGATGTGGCTGTACCTGTGGCTGCAATTACAGGAAGCGCAGCAGCGTTGGATGCGGGGGCTATCTCAAACAAAGTGCGGTTGCCAATAGCCTGCTGTAAGCTATCTCTGTGGGAACGAATTACACTCTCCATTTTGTCGTAAGACAGTTCCACACTTTCGGGGTTAGTGATGCGCGTGGGTTGTGTAGCCAGGTCGTGCATGATTACTGCATTGTTGTCATCTGTGCGGGTAGTTACCGTCATGGGTAAAGTGGGGTTAAACCGTGCCTCAATCAATTCGCCAGATACAGGTACATTGATACCATCATTCGTGGTAAATAGTGAATAGTCCAAACCGTCCTGCAAAAAGTCATTTTTTGGGATAAACTGCTCCTGAATTTGCCGTTCCCAGATTTCTATATTAAGTCCTGCCATAGTTTATGTTGTTAAGTTGTTAAATATCAAGGTCTTTGCTATCGCCTTTAATTACCCTGCCGATAGCTACCGAAAACTCACGGTGTTTGCCGTCAGGAAAGTTACTGTCAATAAACTGAATAAGCACCGCCACTTTAAGGACGCCTATGTTGAAGTTTTTGCTCTGTTTGCGTTCTACCGCAATATTAATGCTATTGTTTTGCGTAGGGTGATAATCTAATTCGCCGTGTCCAGGCATGCTGTTTAGGCTGTATTTGGCGATTTCGGTGTTACCCACGTACAGTGCCGCCACAATGTTACTGATAGCCGAAGGCACAAGCGCTACGGGGGTAGTGCCGTCCATAATATCTACTTTCATTAGTACATCCTCTCCTTGTCTGATAATGGTTTCTGCCATATTAGTTACGTTTAAGAAGTTCGTTAAAGTATTCAGGATTGTCTTTTTTAAGTTTTTCAAGCCCCGCGGGGTCTTTTTTGCGCCAGTCGTTCAGCGCCCATTCGTTGCGGATGCCGTTGCTCTGAATTTGGCTGAACACGGGAGGTCTGCTGTTTTTAAGAATAAACTCTTTGAGTTTTTTGGCTTCGTCCATGTTTGTATGGGCTAATGCAGATACAGCTTTTTTGGCTTCTTCGGGTACATCTTCCAAAAAACGTTCAATCTCCTGTTTTTTGTACTGTTCTAATTCCTGCAACAGTTTCTTGTTAGTTTTTTGGATATGATTAGCAAATTCCATAACGCCTTTGTCTATGTAAATGCTTTGCTTTGGAATTTCACAAAAACCTAGTTTTACAGCTTCCTCAGCGGTCAGCAGGGTTTCTTTTTTCATCATTTCTGCAAACATTGCGCGCGTAGCTTCGTCAGTTTTGCCGACCGTGTTCATGTAAATATCAATAATGATTTTTTCCAACTGTTCAATCGCATCTGCGTGCTTGCGAAGTCCATCTGCGTCTACACTGGGGATATACTCCGAACTTACTGAATGAATGAGCAAGGTACTGCCAGGGTTCATATAGCGCCTACCACCTGCTAAAAATGGCAACACTGCAGCGCTGTAACATGCCCCGTCTACCACCGTAGTTACCTGACCGCGGTAGTTCTGTAGAAGATTGTACATAGCAATCCCGTGATTGACACTACCGCCGTTGCTGTTAATGCGTACTGTAAGGTTCTCGTTCTTTTTCTCCGCCAAAAACTCTGACAGTGTATAGGTTGTCCATTCGTTAATATCGGAATACAGAAAATAAGTTGCCATATTTTTTTTGCAAAGATACGGGCATTATTGCTGTATTTTATAGTAATTTACAGTAAATTACAGCTTTTTGTGTAAAATAATAGAAAAATCTTTTTACGGTGCGTATCTTTGTAGCATGGAAGTCAAAATAAATTCGGCTACAAAAAGTACCAAAACCGATATGCGCAAACTCCTGCCCCGCGGTTACGGCAAAGAGATTGTAAACAGGCTAAAAGGCAAATACAGCACAGACCAGGTCTATCGCGTAGCCTGCGGTAAATTAAATATGCCTGTCATTGAAAAAGAACTGCTTTTGCTTATTGACGAATATCAGCAAAAAGTACAGGAAGTACAACAACTTAAACTTAACCTGTTTGACAAATATGGCAAACATTAAGCGCAACGCCAAACTTTTGGCTATGGAATACTACATGAACAGCGATTTGTCTAATGAGCAGATAGCAAGGCTTTTGGACATTAGCCCGCGAACCGTAGAAAAATGGGCAAAACAGGACAAGTGGCAGGAAATTAAAAAAGCCCGCAAGGTCAGCGCTACAAATATAGAGAAATTGGCTTACGAGGTGAGCAACAAGTTCATGCAGGGGCTTGCTCGAAAAGAAGAAATATTGGTTGGCGATATTGATGCCATTGCCAAAATGAGCGCCGCACTCGAAAAAATATCAGGCAGAAACAATCTGAGCAACCGAATTTTTGTGATGACCGATTTTATGCACTGGGTTCAGATGCAGCACCCAAATTATGCTGAAGACGTAGCGCAATTAGCGCAGGAATACATCAAACACAAACAATAATGGCAAAAAAAGAAACACAGGAATACAGGGAGTTCTTAAAACTGTGCGAACAGATTAAAACCTCCACGCAGGTAAAAAAAGAAACCGAAACAGAGAAAAAAAGCCGTCTGAATACTTTACTAAATGATTACAACGCGTTTTGTCAGTATTATTTTCCCGATTTTGCCAATGCGTCCTGTGCAAAATTTCATATAGATGCCTGCCATTATATTACGGCACACAACCGATGCAATGTTATTTTGCGGTGGCACAGGGGTGCAGCCAAGAGTATGCATGCCTGCGTATTCTTACCGCTATGGCTGATGGTAAAAAACGAACTTAAATTCGGGGTCATTACGGGACAGAACCTAAACAGCGCCAAAAGGCTTTTGGGAGACTTGCAGGCGCAACTCATGGAAAACCAAAGAATTATTAACGACTTTGGAGAACAGTTTAAACAAGGGGACTGGCAGGACGGAGAATTTACTACACAAAACGGGGTTGCATTTGTAGCACTGGGCATGGGACAAAGCCCAAGAGGATTACGCAGGGGTCGCCACAGACCTGATTATATTGTTTGTGATGACGTAGACACTTCCGAACTCTCCCGCAACAGAAGCCGCATACAAGATGCCGTTACATGGATACTGCAAGACCTTATGGGTTGTTTTGATATAGGCAATGCACGATTTGTTTTGGCAGGAAACCTGTTTGCCAAGAACAGCATAAACGCAAACTTAGAGCAAAAGGGCTTTAAGGTGATTCAGGCAAACGCACTGGATGCTAAAAATAAACCCACATGGAAAGAAAAATACACCACAGCGTACTTTAATGACATAAAACAGCGTATTGGCACAAAAGAGTTTTTGCGGGAATACCAAAACGAACCCGTAGAGGAGGGCAAAGTATTTAAGCCCGAATGGATACAATACACATCTTTGCCCGCAGATTTTTTTCAGAAAGCCAAACTCATTATCTACTGCGACCCATCCTTTTCTGCCAAAGGAGACTATAAGGCCATAAAACTTTGGGGCAAATACGGCATACAGTACTATTGTCTGAAAGCATTTGTACGCCAGACCACTATCAAAACTATGATAGAAACCTTGTACAATTGGCACGAACAATATCCCGCCGCAGAAATATGGATAGAAGAGCAGTTTGTACAGGAATTTATCATGCAGGAGGTTCACAGAGTATCACAGGAAAAAGGATATTTTTTACCTGTACGCAGAGATAAACGCAGAAAACCCAATAAACTACAGCGCATTGAAGCCCTTACACCCCTGTACGAAAATGGCTTGATTATCTATGACATCAGCCAAAAAGACGATGCAGATATGCAAAAAAGCGTAGAACAAACCTTACTGTTTGAAGACGGCAGCACTGTAAATGACGACGCGCCTGATGCAGATGAGGGCGCCATTTACCTGCTTCAAAAATACAATCCAAACTTTATGCAAACCAAAAAACTATTCAAAACCATAGAAAGGAGAACGTTTTAATGAAAGAACTGTTATCTAAACCTGGCGGACAAGGCATGTTTGTCAATGACCTTGTAACTCTACAAAAAGAAGCCTTAACGGGCTGTGAGCAAATTTTACACAGCCTGCAACCCTGTGTACTGAGCGGGTGCGAGGTTAGCCAAAATATAGACTTAACCTACAACATTACCGCGGGGTACGTATGGCTTGACGGTAAAATACGGTTTTTTAGCGGCGAAACCGACATCGCCACAGGTCAACTTTCCCCCGCAGATGCCGAAGAAACCTTCAGACCGTTTGCAGACGCTTCTACTAAAGCCATCTTTAAAAACCATCACGCCGCTATTACGGCGATAACCAGCGACCCAAGCCCAATCAAAGTGAGCTCGTCAGGAGTATTGAGAATTACCCTGCAAAACGCATTAGAAGCGTATTTGAGCAATCTGGTTACTGCAGGCTATCTGGCAGGACAGATGAACCTCAAAGCAGACAAAGTACAAGAACCTTGGCGCAGAGTAGGCACATCTGGCAACCCGAGCTATGAAAACTATTTTGCTGATGCCGCCACTCCCCCATACAATACAGGGCTTTGGTTCAGAAAAACCCAGTGGGGAAGCGTGCAGTTCAGGGGCAATATGCGTGCAGGCGCCTACAGCGACTTTGCTTTTCCCTTTCTTACTCTGCCCGCAGGGTACAGACCGTCATTTCGTCAGGTTGTATCGCTTAATGTTATTCTTGGTGGATTGAATTACGGTGCGTGTACCATAGACCCCGATGGCAAAATGTATTTCAGTGCAAACCCCACAGACGAATATTTTATCCCCATGACCTTTGAATTTTACCTGTAATATGGAAGAGCAAGACTTTTATCCGTACATTAAAGCTGATGTTTTGGAACGTATTATAGAGCAAAATCCTGTCTATTTACAGGAAGCTATACTTGTCGCCAAAGAAGAAATACACAGCTACCTGAACGCAAGGTACGAAACAGCTTTACTATTCCACAGCCCTGCACCCCACTTCAAAATGCTGTGGATTGATATTGCTTTGTATCATTTGCATTCGCGCATCAGCCCAAGACAAATCCCTGAACTGCGCGGCATTCGCTACGACAGCGCCATTAACTTTCTTAAACAAGTTGCCGAAGGCATGCTTAACCCCGATTATCCCACAAAACAACTGAACCCAAACGAGCAAAATCATGCTTTTACAGGCATAAAAAGCCGTTACAAAAACAAAGATTTTGAATTTTGATTTTAAGCCCCTTTACAGCCACTTTTTTACTTTACCCTATTCTCCCTACCCAAAACAAATTATCTAAAAATTTAAACATAGTTCTAACAGCAAATTTGACGTGTTATGATAACCATTGAACGAAGCCCGAAGTATACCTTTGGAAAAAATTTAGACTACTGGAAGCGGGCTACATACGCCGCAGAAAGTTACTATCGGCCCAGATACGACCTTTTACAGGACTTGTACACAGACATTATGATAGACTGCCACACCTCCGCAGTGGTGCAGAACCGCAAAGCCAATGTACTACAAAGCGAATTTGTAATCAAGCAGGGCAAAACATTAGCCGAAGCCCCAGCATGGATACACAAAGTGATAGCATGGCTTTCTGAAACGGAACTGTATGGTTATACAGTATTGGAATACTGGCAGGGAGATTTTTACCTTATTCCCCGCAGGCACGTCATTCCTGTAACAGGCGAAATTCTTTTAGACCTCAAAGGTGAAAATCGCATAAAAGTAGAAAAAGAACCGACTTTACTTTCTTTCGGCGAGAAAAACGACTTGGGTTTATTACACAAAGCCTGTCCGATAGTGTTCTATAAACGTTTTGCCACAGCCGCATGGAGCGAATACATAGAACTTTTTGGCATGCCCGTGCGCGTACTCAAAACCGACAAAAAAGATGAACAGGCACGGCAACAGTTATACAGAGATTTGGAAAATATGAGCAAAGCCGCTTTTGCAGTAATAGACACCGAAGATGAATTAGAATTTGTAAACAGTTCCAGCGCTGACGCCTTTGAAGTGTACGACAAAATGATAGAAAGATGTAACAGCGAACTCTCAAAACTCATTATTGGACAAACAGGCACTACTGACGAAAAAAGCTACGTAGGCGCAGCACAAGTGCATCAGACGCAGGCAGAAGCTATTGCATGGCAGGACAAAGAAAAAATCAAAAACTGGCTAAACAAAACTATATTCCCGTACCTCAAACTCAATTATACGTTTGACTGGGTACAACAGGATACTCTACCACTCGCAGAACAATGGAAAATTCACAAAGAAATGTTAGAACTCGGCTTGCCCTTAGATACCGAATACCTCAGCCAAAAATACAACACGCCTTTTACCAAACCACAGTCTAAAACCAAACCTGAACCTCCAAAACCTAAAACCACACAGAAAAAACCTATAAACACAAACAAAAAACACAATCCTTTGGACTTGGACTATCCGCCTGCAAAACTTTCGTTTTGGCAAAAAACACTCAAAGGTATTCGTAAGTTTCTGTTCAAAAACGATTTAGATAACGCTGAAAAACTATTAAAATTACCTGAAAACGACGCTGTTTCTCTTTTGTTTGAATACTACAAAAACACCTTTTTAACTGCTATTGAAAAAGGTTTTAAGAATCCGAACTGGGGCAATTTAGAAGGGTATCGTTTTTTACAGTTACGGGAAAACGCGTACAGGTTCAGCTACGCCAAAGCGCGTTATGTGTGGGAGGTAGTCCGCAATGCCGCTGATGACCGAAAGGCGTCTGTATACAAAAGCCTGCATGAGAACTATACCGCAACCGAAGCCAACCACTTTAAGTCCTCTGCAAGAATGGCAAAAAAATGGATACAGATACAGGAAAGCAAAGAAGAGTTCCCGTATTTGCAGTACATTACCGCCCATGATGACCATGTGCGCCCCGCACACAAAGCCTTAGACGGCATTATTAAACCTGTAAGCGACCCGTTTTGGGAAACCCATTACCCGCCTAACGGCTATAACTGCCGTTGTACGGTAAAAAAACTTGCCGAACTGCCCGAAAATTATACAGACAAACCTCTTGAACTTCAAACTGAGGGAGATGTATTTGAAAACAATCCAGGTATTACAGGTGTGGCGTTTAATAAGGAGCATAAGTATTTTCAAAACATAAATTTAAACCTTGCTTCCCACAGGGCGCGCATTCATAAACAAACAAGAGAGGATGTTAAAAAAACAACCTCCGAAAAATTCATAAAACAAACACTAAAAAAGAAAACACCAACACTAATTGCATACGACATACAATTTGAAAAATTACCATACAGGTTAAGCGGATACAATTCTGACATCAAAACCTTTTTAGATAAACTAGACACTCACCCGATATACATTCTAAAAAACTTACTTTTGCCTTACATAACAGAAGTGCTGCAAGGGGAGAACATTATGGAGGTTTGGCAGGCAGAACCCGCAGACAACGAAAAGGGTAACACAGAAAACGTATATTATATCAAAGCAAAAGCAATGCAGGATTGGTATTTTGTCGTAAAATTAAGAAAAGCAAACAAAATGCTTACATTTTACGCAATAACTTCTTATGAGAGCATGACTAAAATAAGAAAGCCCGTTCTTATATATCAAAAAAATAAGCGGCAAAGGGATGACTGATGTTATTAAGGCTATTTACGTCCACAGGTCCCGATGTCGCTTTTAGAACTGCAAATATACAACCTTTTTTCTAAACCACGCAAGTCTTATGAGTGAAAAACTACGAAAAGCTATTCAAATGATAGCAGGAACGCATGTTAAAGAAATAAAAACTTTTACTGCAACTGTGTTGCAAGTACAGGAAAATGATTTTACCTGCACGATTCAGAGCGGTGAGGACGTACCTGCCATAGCCAGATTAAAAGCCGTTTTGGAAACCGAAAATACCGAAGGTTTTGTGCTTATTCCTGCACAAAACAGCGAAGTGATTGTAACCGAGATAAACATCGGAGAATATGCCGTAACAGGATACAGCGTTATAGACAAAATACTGCTCAAAACAGGGGATATGAAGTTACAAATGGACAAAAACGGCATTGTACTGAATGACGGCACTTTCGGCGGATTGATTAAAATTGAGGAACTTAAAAGCGAATTAGACAAGATTAACCAAATTCTGCAAGCTATTTTAACGGTACTGCAAGGCACTCCTGTAACCGAACCTGGCAACGGTAGTCCCAGCGCACTACAACAGGCACTCAACAGCGCTTTGGCAGGCAAAACGCTGCCTACTTATACCAACATTGAAAATAACAAAGTAAAACATTAAAACTATGGATATACTTATTGATGAGAACAGCGAACTGCAGATAAAAAACGGGGATTTTGTTATCGGTACAGCTGACGAACAGAACCTTCACCTGAACCTACTTACAGGAGCAGGACACTGGAAACATGCTCCCCTTACAGGCATGCTTATCAGTAAAATGCTTTTAGACGAACAAAGCCCCGCAAGCATACGGCTGGCTGTTAAAAAAACATTAGAAAATGACGGCGCAACCGTCAAAAAAATAAGCATCAACGGGAATACTATTGCCATTGATGCTATATGGGAACAAGTTTAATTGTTCAGTAGGGATGCTAAACGCACACTATTTGTATTCGTTCTCCCACCGTTTTTGCGAAAGATAGGTTTCAGGATAACACTGAGCTATGCCTTCGTTTTTGTTTAGCCAACGTTTATACTTTGGAATACTAACCATGCACTTGTCCTGTTCAATTTCAGTAAGGTTCTCCCAAAGTTTTTTCACGCGTTCTTTTTTTCCAACCTTATACCCATACATTTCCCAAAAGTCCTCAAACGTATAGGAATGCACGGCATACACCTGAAAGTTTCCGACTTGGGCAAAATTGGCAACATAAGCCTCATTGTGCGGTACGTTTTTAAGAAACCACCCGTACTGCACGTCTGTAAGCCCGTCAGAAAACTCAATGTATTTTAATAAGCCCCCAACGTAATTGAGAGCTATTTTGTCTGTTATCTTTTCACTGTACAGAAAGTATTTCATGGTAAAACCCCCCCTGTTTCAAAAAGATGAATGAGCTTTAAGATGTGGGAACGTTTTGCGTTTTTAAGCGTACGACCCCAGTTAGACATAAGTAATTCATCTATCTGCCAGGTGTCCATTAAAGAGCGGTTGCTTTTTTGTACACAACCCGCACTAACTGCCGCTTCCCGCAGACGGGAAAACAATTTGCGTTTTTCGTTGTTCAAAAAGTCAAGCAAATTTTTAAGTTCGTTGCACCTGGCTTTACACAACACACATTCATCAGAGCAATACTTCATGATATACAGTAGTTTTTCATCATTGTTCAGTTCTAAAAACTTAAACAACTCCACAATCTGATTCAGGCGGCTAGTTCTGATGGCTTCCGTATTACTCATAGCAGTTCAATGAAAAATTTATATTCTTTAACCAAATCTATTCCGTACACGTCTGCAAAATACTGGTCGTTTTGACACTTTTTGAGCAGAGCTGATTTGTCTAACTCCACTTTGTGCCGTACAAATTCGTTGTAGCCTTTATGCAGTAACAGCGTGGCAAGTTTTTGCTCATCCTGTACGACAACCTTTTCCCTGCCCACCCTGTACCCAAAACGCACATAGCCAAGGGTTTTATGGTTCATGGGGTTGTTTTCATCATGAAACATTTTAAGTGCATCGGCGCATTGTTGAATTTGTTGCTCCAATTGCTCTAATTCTTCACTGTACTGGTTTTTAATCGCAGTGAGTTTGCTTTCTAGTTCCGCTAATACAAGGTCGTACCTTGTTTTTGCCTCCGCATAGCGGTCGGCGATGGTTTTGATACTATCCATAATTATATGATGAATTGAATGTTGTAGTCTTTAAATAAAAACTGATAAGCCTCTAAAAGCGAAGTATAACGGATATGGTTGTTGTAGACACTTTCTTCGTTATCCCGCACAAATACGTGTACATGGTTGTTTTTAAGGTCTATTTCACCATGTTTTGTGTTATTTTTATACAACACAGCAACGGTAATGAATTCATCCATGTCTCTGTATTTGTCCATAGCCGTGATGATGCGGTCAAGCACCAGTAATTGTTTTTCTAATTGCTGCACTCTTGCTCGCAGCATTTGGTTTTCTTTGGTTAAAAACTCCTGACTATTCATGGTTGTACTCCTTTCTAATTAAGTATTGAAGTTTGGTATAGTATGCAGGGTTAGGGTTGTAGCTCCTGCGTCTGATAAATTCTATAAAAGGTTCGTTTTCTTTGGGGGGAGATACTTCTATCCAGTACGCAAGGTCGGTAACCGCATCCTGCCATGTAAGAAACACTGCATATTTGCCCACCTGACTTACTGAGGTGGTTTTTCGGTACTTTGGGTGATACATGCCAAAAAGATTGTTGCTTGGGTGCATTAAACCGCTTTCTGCCACAGCAAGAACAATCCATTCTTTCGCAAAGGGAGTGTTTTGGTTGTTTAACAAAGCCAACAAACGCTCTTTGTTCTCCCGTGTGGGCTGTGCGTATCCGTACATAGACACGCACAGCAGGAACATAACAAGGTTACGCATTTACCCGCCCTCCTATCATTCTGGCGTTTTCTACTGTTTTTCGGACATAGCGCAGGTCTTTGCCCTGTGCGCTTTTGATAATCTCATTTATAGTAGCTTCTTCGGCAATACCATTGCTTTGGCAGATTAAACGAATGTCTTTTGAGGTAATATTTTTCAGAGAGACAAACACACTTCCGACACGAGAGAGTATTTCTCTGTAGCCCTGTTTATCTTTTCTGGCTTTTTTCTCAATGGAGATGCGCAGGTTCGGCGTACCGCACAGCACAAAGCCGCAATACCCTTCGGTTTTGTTGTACAGGGTTTTATACAGTTGGATTACGCCGTCTTTAAGTTTGTCTGCTTCGTCAAGAATAATGAGTGGTTTAGAGAGCTTACCAATAGCCTCTACGGCTTTTTCAGCAAGGTCTTCTATACTGCCGTGTGTATCCTGTACGCCCAAAGCCACAAGGAGTTTGGTTAAAAAACCTTTTTTAGTAAAATACTCTTCGCATTGCACATACATAACGTTCGGGTTATTGTTGGCATAATTTTTCAGCGTGGCTGTTTTGCCCGTGCCTGCATCATGGCTGACGGCTACGCTACGGCTATTATACTGCGCATCATAACAGACTTTTTGCAGTTTTTCAAAGTTTGCAATAGGCGCAAGCACCCACTCCTGTCCGTAACCCACAAACTGGGCAAGGTTTTGCCATGTTGCTTCGCTGATGTTTGTCCATTTGCCATTAAGAATATTACTTAAAGTTGCGCCGCTGATATTTAACATGTTTGCGGCTTTGTTTTGACTAATGCCCAATTTTTTGAGCTTGGCGCTTAACTGATTGACGATTTCGTTTTTGTTCATAGTTTTTATTAGATTAAGATTGAATTAAATGTAGTCGTAAGGGTCTTCCAGCATAGATTTGAGCAATGCGGTTTCATTTTGCTCTTTTACCTGCTTGGGAGCGGTTTTTTTAAGCAGGAGTGAGCTTTCGTCATGCTCTGCTGTTGTATTTTCTGTAAGTTTGTCCGTAATGGCTTTGAGTTCGTTTTTTAAGTCTTTTTGCAGTTGTTTTCTTTGGTTTTTGAGTTCGTTTATAGCTTTCCAGTCGTTAGGTTGTACAAGGGTGCGTTCTGCGCAAGCAACATACTGATTGCCAAGAAATATGTATATGGTTTCGTGGTTAGTGTATATTTCTACCTTTTTGCCTGAAACTTTTTTAAGCGTTTCGGTATCATAGACAAAAAAGTAGTGTTCCTGATAGTTTTCGTGGTATTCTATAAGATTTTCGCGTACCGTAACCTCTCTTTTTTCCCAAAATAGGTAGGGTATATGATATTCCTGTACGGGTGTGCCTTGTGCGTGTGCGTGCAATTCTGCGGGGCTTTGGGTAATTTTCTTGTCTGAATACTCGCAGACGGGAGTAGTATTGTATTTGCGTATAACCTGATGGGCGTACTTACAAGCGGTTTCGTAGTCAAAGCCTTCGCGGTTTGCCTGTTGTGTAATGTTTTTGAGGGCTTTTTCAGACTTGTGGGCATACGGTCTTGTGCTTTGAATACCTTCACCGTAATAGTATGGTATATCCTGCATGAATACGGTTTGAAGCGTGCCAAAGGTACGTTCTACGTGGCTTTTACCTGTGGGGGAACTTGTGAACAGGAGTTCTGTGCCTAAAAAGCGAAGTTTTTTAAACAGTTTGCCTGCTTGTTCAGTGTTGTGTCCAGGGAACTTGTCCATAATGAGTTTTTTGGGCAGGTAACCTGCGTTTTGTACCGCATTTTGTAAAGCTGTGCTTACAGTTACATAACTCTCGCTGTGGCACAGCGAATAACCCACAATATACCTTGTGGCAACATCTAAAACAGCTACTATATAGAGCGCTTTCTTTTCGCCGTTGTAATAGTGTGGAATGAAATTAATCCGCGTACCGTCTATTTGCCACACTGCACCGGGCTGTATATCTTGGGTTGCAGGAATAAAACCGCCTGCCTTTTCGCCGTACCTGCCTTCTTTGGTGATGAGCTTGGTGTACTTGTCTTTGAGTATGTTTTTTACCCAAGCCAATGAAGGTTCGGGATAGCCGTTTTGTTTGGCAAATTCTTTCGTTAAACGCCATATATGCCTGCCCGTGTAGTTGTTGGGGTTGGCACGCTTTTCTACAACGAATGCGTAGAGCTTTTCGTTATGCTTTGCGGCGTTTTGGTTGCCTTGTCTTTTGGGGCAAACTATGTCCTGAACAGGTATTTCTGCAAGGTACGACTGAATTTTACGCTGCAACACCCTTTTGTTCTCAGGTAGCACAAGCCCGTTGTTTTGCACAGTAGCAAGGTATTCGTGGTAATGCTTGCGTATTTGGGGCAAAGATGCCGTATTACCTATTTTTGCAATAAAGTTGCACAAACACGCGGCGCTTTTGGCATACATTTCCTTGTTGAGAATGTTTTCGTACAAAGACAGGTAGTTTTGCCAACCCTCCAAAAGCGTATATTCTTTAAGCGGTTTGGCTTTGTATTCCTCCTGCTTTTTTCTGTTTAGCTGGCAGTACTCTTTGTATTCCATGCCCTGCCACAAGCCGTCTTTTAAGGCTTGTTGCCAGTTTTTAGGTAGGTCCTCGTAGGCGTATACGCCACGCTTGAAAGTGCAGAATTTGCGCCTTCTTATAGCACCTTCACTCACGCCGCATTCCAGCAGTTCCTGCCGTGTAACCCACAAAATACCATTGAGTATCTGTGCCATTACTTGCTGCCTTGTGTTTGTTCAAATTCTTTTTGGAACTCAGGCAAGTCTTGCTGGAACTGGTGCCATTTGGCAACAATCATGTTTAACGCATAAGCACGTATGTTCTTGCACAATTCGCTGGGGTAACCCGCCAATGCCCTTTGTACGGTAAAGTCCGCCACATCAAAATGACGGGCAAGCGTTTTTATATCATTTCTTGATAAATAAGTTCTGATAGTTTTCATATTTTTGTGTGTGCATTGTTATTAAACACAGTGCAAATTTAAGTCATTAAAAATTATTTGTCAAGTCAAAATAAATTAAAATTATGGATACATCTGTAAATCAGCGAATTAAATTTTTGAGAGAAAAATTAAATTTAAGTCAGTACGAATTAACAAGCAGATTAAAAATAAGTCAAAGCAGGTTAGCAAGAATTGAGTTAAACAAAGTAGAGGTAGAGCTACCTTTACTTACGCACATAGCCTACGAACTTGGCATAAACCGCAACTGGCTACTGACGGGAGAGGGGGAAATGTATGCGAATGCGGAGAAAAAAGAGGAGAACCGAAGTATTCCTGTTGCCGTAGTGGTAGATGACAGCAACGAGGAGAAAATAGTCCTTGTGCCTGAAAAAGCCGAAGCGGGCTATCTTAAAAGTTTTGAACACGGGGGTTTAATGATAGATTTTCTTAAAAAACTGCCTACTATCAGTTTGCCCGGTGCGGATTTTCATAATGCTACATTCAGGGCGTTTGAAGTCAGCGGACATAGCATGGAGCCTACCTTCTACCCAAGAGATATAGTTATCTGCCGTTTTATTGAACATTACAGCTATATCCGAAACAAAGAGATATACATAATTGTAACCAAAAATGACGGTATTATTATAAAACGTGTCGTAAAGCAGGAAAGTGGATTAGAACTTCACAGCGATAATGACGACTTTGAACCGTATATCATTGGTTTTGAAGATATATTTGAGCTGTGGAAATTTGAAGCACGGATAACCAAGCACGCACCGATGCCCGCCAGAAGACTTAAAAAAATAGAGGAGAATTTAAGTATGATAAACCAGCAGCTTACTTTACAGTTTAAGTTTCTGAATGAGAAAAAGTAGGAAATTAGTCGCCTTCATTGAATTGTTTGACTATTTTTTTCTCCATCCTTGAAAGCCTGGTTGCCCCCTATTTTAAGTTTATATTTGAATTGCTTTTTATCGTCTTCCCTGGTGTAAGAAACGTAGTATAAACCATTTTCTAAAACAGCTGTCATTTTTTTAGGGTCTCTGCCCATCACGGAGGCTATGGTGAATCTGGCAACATCTTCTTTTGTGAAACTTTTCAGTTCAACATATTCATAGCTTACCGGTATTTATACTGCAAATGTATAAAATTCTTATATTAACTTCAAAAAACAAATTTGCTATCTTTTTTCGTATTTTTGTGTTCATTATGAGAACATTAGACGAGATTTATGATGAATTGGTAATTCACAAAACTGCGTTTCCTGAACTTTCGGGGCTTACCAATCCCTCCAATACAGCAATATGGAAACTGTGGCTGCGTATAGTAGCTTTTGCGGTATGGACAATGGAGAACCTTTTTGACCTGCACAAAAGAGAAGTAGATGACACTATACGCAAGTACAAAATAGGCACAACGAAATGGTATGTAGAGATGACCAAACGGTTTCAGTATGGTTACACTTTACCTGCTGAACAGGTATATTACACAACTATTGACGAAAACGCAAGAATAGTAAAGCAGTGCAGCGCCAAAGTAGATATTGACGGAGTGCTGACCATAAAAGTAGCCAAAGAAAGCAGTGGCAACCTTGTACCGCTGACCGCAGGAGAAGTTACGGCATTGGGAGCCTATTTAGACAGAATACAGTTTGCGGGGGTTAGATTAAAAGTAGCTACTTTTCCTGCGGATATGCTCCGATTAACAGCTACCGTGTATTACAACGGAGAAATACCTTTGGCTACCTACCAAACACGGTTTGAAAACGCCGTAAAAAACTACTTAAAGGGTATTCCGTTTGACAGCGTTTTTGTCTTTAATGCCCTTATTGATGCTATACAGGCAACCGATGGAACGGTAGATGTGGTGATTGGTGAGTGGAAGTTTGCCCGCCATGCTGAACTTGATGCCGTGGCAGGCAGAACCTACGAAACCAAAGCAGGTTATGCTGTTACCGACAGTAATACTTTTACTGCTGTAACTTATATTCCTGTGTAAAAAATTTAGTATTTTTGCATCAGCATTTACAACGATAATGAGTGTTTGGGACAGTGATTTGATTAAAACCTTGCAGTATTACCTGCCCCCTGTACTGCGTACTCCTGTACATCTTAAATGGGCAGAAGTATTTGCACATGGCTTTGTGCAGATTTTTGACGAATTAAAACAGTATAGGACGGCTACTATTAAAGAGCTGAACTACAACGGGCAGACGAACAATCTCAAACGTATGCTGAATGATAAGTTTGATAATATTTTACGCAGATTTGAGGTGTATAACGTTTTTGTTCTCAATTTGCCCGACCTTTTTTGGACTGTACCAGAAACTACTCCGAATTTCTTTTATTTGACAAGTGAAACTACTCCCAATTATATTTATACAGATGCAGAATATTACGCACCTGTAACGGTGGAAGTCCATGTATCGAGTGATTTTACAGCATTGGAAGCCACCATACGCAGAATGATTGAAAGTGTATTAGTAGCAAGTGTGCGGTATATTATTGTATGGATTTAACAAGCCATGAGTAAAAATTTGGTTTTTGAAAGGTTGGCAGATAAGTTTAGCAAACAGGTGTTGCCCAAGATTATGCGTAAATTAGGTAATGAAGCCGTAAATTTTTTTACGGATAATATCACACGCGGGATAACTGTAAGAGGTGTACCGTTTAAGCCACGTGCCTACGAACTCAAAAACCGCAGGGGCAGAAGCGTACTTATCCAAACAGGAGAACTACGCAGAAGCATTGAAATCAAAAAGATTGATGTGGACAGTGTAGAAATCGGTTCGGACCTGGAATATGCCAAAACGCATAATGAAGGAGGAGAGATACCCGTTACACCGCAAATGCGCAAGTTCTTTTGGGCAAAGTATTACGAAGCAAACAAAAGGGTAAAAACTACCAAGAAAGGCACTATCTCGCAAAACAAAGCTAATATACAGGTCAGTAACGATGCAAAGTTCTGGCAGAATATGGCACTAAACAAGTCAGATAAAATACAAATGCCCCGCAGGCAGTTTATTGGCGACAGCAAACAGTTAAGAAAAATACTTTCAATGGTTATTGAAAAAGAGTTAAAAAAGTTATGAACGTGCAGGTAAAACATAGTCAAACTTTGACGGACATCGCCCTGATGTACGGAGGTGGTCTTGAAAAAACATTCCAAATTGCTGAACTAAACCACTACCCTTTAGAGAGCATTTTAGACAATCATGTTATTGAAGTCCCCGATTTTGCCAATTCCGCCGAAAAAGAGTTAAGTAAATTTTTGCAGGTGCAGGCAACCTGCTACACTGCCTACCCTGAACCCTGATACTTTTTATTGTGAACTATAAACTGTTTTTTAAGAAAAGTAAACAAGGCAAAAACAAGAATGAATATTTATGCAGAAAATGGTAGACATTTTGGGTAGACATTTAGGTAGACATTTAGGTAGACATTTGGCCAAAACCAAAAGTACACAGAAAATAAGTACTTGTAAATAAGTAAGTTAAAAAAACATCTATTGACTTTTTCGTAAAAATTTTTAAGGAGGTGTAAAAAGTGGCTTGGCGCTGTTTATTTGCTGTTTAATGTATATGCAACTTTGTTGCAAAAACATACCAAAAAAGCCTTTAAATGTACTTTTGGTTTTGACCACTTTGTGACCGTTCCACGCATGTTTCACGCACATAACCTGTTGATAACCAAAAAGAAAATTGGCAAAAATATCTTCTATCTCTGTGTACTTTTGGTTTTGACTGTTACAAATGAATACAATAGCAGTGAAAGTAACATTTTGTCGGTAGCCAATAATCAGCGAATTTTACATCATTTTTTGTTTGGAAAAGATACGGAATTTGATAGCATAGACATTACACAAAGACCGAAAACCTATTTTCCGCACCGCACCAAAACAAGTTTTGCCTACAACTTTGGAAAGGATTTGCACCTTGAATTAGATAACATACAGATAGAAATTGACTTGACTATTGAGTTTCAAGGAACTATCGGAGTGTTTGAAGGAAAAAATGGAAAACATGATAGTTTTGCAGTTTACCAAATCTATCACCCGTTTTTGTACTATTACAAGGCAAGTCAACTTTCCGAACTGAAAGGCAAAATCAAAGAAATTTATGGCGTTTACGTAGTCAAAACCATAGAAAATGGTATTACAAACTTAAAAATCTGGGCTTATACCTTTAAAAACCCGTTAGATATTGTGAGTATCAAGTTTGTGAAGTCGGTTTGTTATAGTTAAATATTTAGTATTTTTGCTACAAAAGAAAGAGAATGCTTGAACAATTCAGAAATAAGGTTTTTAATCAAGACGTTATAGAAACATTAAAACAGTTGCCCGACAACTGTTTAGATGTGGTTTATGGCGACCCTGATTACAATGTAGGCATTAACTATGCGGGAAAAAACTACACGCAAAAATGGAATGACTACATAGATTGGTACATAGAATTGACCAAAGAAAGTATGCGGGTGCTGAAACCCACAGGCAATTTGTTTATGATGAATTATCCTAAGCAAAATGCCTATTTGCGTGTAAAATACCTTGACGACAACGCTTATGATGTTCAGGATTATGTTTGGGTGTATAATACCAACGTAGGACACAGCCCACGCCGATTTACAACCGCACACCGCAGTATTTTACACGCTACAAAAAGCAAGGAAAACAATTTTTACAAAGACAATGTAGCAGTTCCTTATCAAAATCCAACGGATAAACGCATAAAACAAAGAATGGCAGAAGGGCATTTAGGACGTATGCCTTATTCTTGGTTTTATTTTGATTTAGTAAAAAACGTAAGCAAAGAAAAAACTTTTCACTCTTGCCAAATACCTTTGGGTTTAGTAGAAATGTTGATAAAGTCTTGCACACAAGAAAATGATGATGTATTTATTTTGTTTGGGGGCAGTGGTTCTGAAATTGTACTTTGCAAAGAACTTAAACGTAACTTTATTTCTTGCGAACTTCACCCCGAATATTACAAAATGATACAATACCGTTTGGCAAACAACGGTAAAATTTTAGAAGAATATCGTTTGGAATTTATGCAAGAAAAGAAGAAAACAAACATTAATGTCAGCCCGAAACTGTTTGATTTTGAAGCAAAAAATAACGGCACAAAACATCTGCTTGACGAAAATCAGGGCTGATGTAATATTTGACAAGGAAATTTTTTTATATATTTTAGTAATTGTTTGATATGCTTTGCTGTAAAATCCCCGCCTTCACCAAGCCTAATACTTAAAAAAACCAAAAAATCGTAACTTTGGAAAAAATAAACCTATATGACGAAAGCAAGACCATTTATAAAGTGGGTAGGCGGTAAAAACCAACTTTTAGAGCAGTTTGAAAATTACTACCCCAACGAACTTAGGAAAGGCATCGTCAAAAACTATGTTGAGCCTTTTTTAGGTGGTGGTGCTTTGTTCTTTGCTCTTGCACAACGTTACAAAATTGAAAATGCTTATCTGTCAGACCTCAATAAAGATTTGATTTTGACTTATCAAGTCATTCAACAACGTCCCAACGATTTGCTTGATTTTTTGGAACAGTATCAAAAAGATTATGACCAAACCGAACAAGAAAAACGTAATGATTTATTTTTAGCAGTTCGCAGACATTTCAATTTGCAACGCTTTGAGGTAAACTACAAAAAACTCTCTGATAATTGGATTTCAAGAGCGGCACAATTTATTTTTTTGAACAAAACTTGTTTTAACGGACTTTTTCGTTTGAACTCAAAGGGTGAGTTTAATGTGCCTTATGGAAAGTACAAAACCGCA